GAATATAGAATTGAACATAAGTATCGCCAAGAAGGTGAGGAAAACACATGGGTTTGGGTATATATGTACGCTAAGAGCGTGGTGAATAAGTCAAGGTTAGATGAAGCAACTTCTAAAGGTCAATTCGTTTATATCTTAACTAATGTTGCCTATCCTGGGATTTGTAAAATAGGAAAAGCAGTTGCCCCTTCTAAAAGGGTTAAACAAATTAATGGAGCAGGAACAGTTTCGGAATGGGTATTAAAATATGCAATACCTGTTACTGATGATTATAAGGTTGAAGGAATGGTTCATAAAAACCTTGAACATTTGAGAATGGATAGTCATCAAGGATCATCAAGGGAATTTTTTATTATTTCTTTTGAAGATGCTATTAAGGAAATAGAAACCGTTGCCGAATCATTTTATGTTTCAAAACCAATTTTTTATTAATTTCTAAATTTATTTATCATGTCACAATATATCTTGTTATCAATTATAAATTTTATTCCTTATTATTTGGGACTTGGATTTATTATTTCAATTATCTACTCAGCTATGGTTTCAGCCATGAGAGATGAGGAAGCTGAATTGAATGTGGGGGAAATTGCACTAACAGTTTTCTTTTACCCTTTTATCATTTATCAAATCATTAAAACATATAGAGATGGAGAATAATTTAGAAGAATTAGAAATGAATTTATTGGTTCAGTTTTTAGAACCTATTGTAAAAAATTCCCTCAATGGGGTAGAATTATCTTTAAATAGTTCTTTAACAGAGGAAGAAGTAAGGGATTTAAAAGATCTAATGATTCAACTTCAAGAAGAAGTAGTTACATATGGAGACGCATTTTCACCCGATATTCGCGGTCAAATCATTGAGATAAACCATAAACTATGTAATATCACCACAATCGGTGATTAATAAAGTATATACGTGTTTCTCGCTCCCCTATATATTTATATCAAAATTTAAAAACGTCATATAAAAAACTAGGCTGCCAAAAAAACCAGTCGTATGCTTAGAACGTGGAGAAAGAAAAAACTACTAAAATGATAAATGATTGGAAAATAGAAATGTTTACGCTGCAAGGGTGTGAAAAATGTGAAACGTTGAAACGTGATTTAAACACCAACAATATACCATATTCTGAACATGATGTAACAACTAATCCATTTCTAGGAGATAGATTAGAGGAAATGTATAAATGTGAAGGGTACCCTATGGTAATTTTTAAAGGTACTTCACAAATAATTTGGCTCCCCGAATCTTTTTTATTACCTTCTCCCAATATTAGGATTTACAATTCAATACCCGAATTGATACAAAATATAAAATCAACATTAAAAAAATGAGATACAAAGAATTAGTTACAAGAAAATTAGAACAATTAGACAATTCATTACATCAGCTTAATCAGTTAGTAAATACTAACGATCAAAGAGGTGCTAAGCAATTTATTGAAACAATGAAAGAAAAGATAGATGATATTCAATCCCTTATTAATTCTGAAGACTAAGTTATGGAAATGAAATTAACAGCAGAACAAATTCAATCCAATTGGGGTGAATTTAAAAATAATATTACAACATACATCAGCCCTGAACGTGCTTCTAAATTATTAGACTTTTATGAAAAGTTTGAGGAACGTGTTATGTTAATGCCAGCCGCACATAAGAAAGAATACCATTCAGCTTTTCCAGGAGGATATGTTGACCACGTTAATCGTGTAGTTAAGGGTGCTTTAGCATTATCAGACGTATGGGAAGCTTTTGGAGCCGATATGTCTACATTTACTAAAGAGGAATTAGTATTTTCTGCTATTAACCATGATTTAGGTAAAATGGGAGATGAAGAAAATGAATCCTATGTCCCACAAACTGATGCGTGGAGACGTGATAAATTAGGTGAAGATTACACGTTTAACACTAAATTACCATTTGCGTCAGTACCAGATAGATCATTATTTTTACTTATGACTCACGACATTAAATATACTTTTAATGAAATGATGGCTATTCAGACACATGATGGTCTATATGATGAAGCTAATAAGAAATATTTAATGGGTTATATGGTTGAACAAAAACCACGTACATCCTTACCATTCATTTTACATCAGGCTGATTTAATGGCTGCTCGTATTGAATTTGAGGTAGAATGGTTACCTAAATTTAAATTAGATAAAAAAGTAGAGGTTAAAGCTCCTTCTAAATTTACAACCAAGACCCCAACATTATCTAATCCAAACGCACCATTTGCTAACCTTTTAAATAATATATAAGATGGAAACATTAATTTTAATCAATATAATAGTAATCATTTCAGGTGTAATAGGATACGTTATCTGGAACTTAATGAAAAAAGCTGAAAAGCTTGAATCAATGATTAGTGTACAAGAAAAGTATATTATGGATTTTTATGATTTAGTTAAACAATCAGAAGCAAAAATTAAGGAAATTGATGATAAACAATTATTTCAATCAGATGATGAAATTGGTTTTTTCTTTACTAATATTAAAAATATCCAAGAAGCACTTTCGGATTATATAAAATTTGTAAAATAAGATGGAGATAGCTAGCTTAGAAATTAAAATGCTTGTGATTCCTCAGGAAGAAACAGAAGTACAGTTTACAAAAAAGGGAACAGTTCGAAAGAGAAAACCCAAAACTAAAAAAATGTATTTCACTCAAGATACAGAAGATGCTATTATTGAATATCTAGCTGAAACTGATCCTATAAAGAGAAATAGAATTTATAATGAACGTATTGATTATGGTTTTTTTAAATTAACCGAAAATATCATTCATACCTTCAAATTTTATTATACTGAGGTTGAAACAATTGCGGAACTTCAACATGAAGTAACGTCATTCTTGCTTGAAAAATTACATTTATATAACCAAGCGAAAGGTAAAGCCTTTTCGTATTTCGGCACGATTGCTAAACGTTATTTAATTCTTTATAATAATAAAAATTATGAAAAATTAAAAGGTAGAGCTGAAGTAGGAGCCATAGATGAAGATAAAACTATTGTAATTAACATACTAAATAGTTCTTCCCCATCAGATGATCCAATGGTTAGTGAAAATTACTTTATAGAAAGTTTTATTAAGTATATGGATTTACATTTAGAAAGAGTATTTTCGGATAATGAAGATGCTAAAACCGCTGATGCCATAGTTCAATTATTTAGACATAGAGAAAAATTAGATATATTTAATAAGAAAGCTCTTTACATCTATATTAGAGAACAAACAGATCAAGATACCCCTCAAATAACAAAAGTAATTAAATCTCTTAAAAAAGTACATTACAGATTACACCAACAATACTTAGATTATGGTTATGTTGATTTAAGATATTAAAAAATCTTTAACAGAACCATATTTATAACGAAAATATATTATGGATTTTAATTCAATAACATTATTCGGTAAAAAAACATTTGCCGATTTGTTAAAAGAAATACATACTAATTCTTCTAATAAAGAGAAAGAAATTAGATTATTGATAGAAAGTTTAAAACCGTTCATCACCTCAGCAGGTGATGCGGTTATTATTGTTCCATTAATTAAAGATTATTTAGATGTATCAGTTAAAAATGATGATTTATTAATCAAAATGGCAGGTATAGTTCAAAGAGCTATGAATACTAATAGTGGTGGAGAAGATATGTTACTTACTGATAGTGACAAAGAAATGTTATTTCAATCTATGCAACAATTAGACGAACAAGCTAAAGAACAAGTATTAGAACAATCTGTTAAAAACATTTATGAGCAATCTGTATCCTAGTTTTCATAGTAATATAGGTTCTAACTCTAAAGGAGGATCAAAAGGTTCATCAAGTCCTTTCTTCTATGCTAGAGTTAATGACATTATAATATCTTCAAAAACCAAAACAGATAACTTTTTTACTGCTGCTGGTGGGTGGGCAGGATTAGGTTCTATTAAATTTACTCCTATTGGGTCCAAACCCGATAATGATAAACCTTCTACTTTAATAGCAAAACCTTTATTTACAAATTTAATTCAATATCCTCTTCTAGAAGAAGTAGTTTTAATTTTAACTGCCCCTTCTATAGGTTTAAATGATGATCCACAAGCTCAAACTTTTTATTATCTTTCAACTGTAGGTTTATGGAATAGTGTTCATCACAATGCTTTTCCTGATATTAATAGCTTTAAGGGAGATTTAAATTTTGGAAATACTTTTAAAGAAAAATCAAACGTAAGAAATTTACTTCCTGAAGAAGGAGATATTTTATTAGAAGGCAGATGGGGCAATTCAATTCGCTTTTCTTCGACAACTGCACAAAAAACTCAAAATAACTCGTGGAGTTCACAAGGTGAAATAGGTTCACCAATCACTATTATTCGTAATAAACAATCCGAAATTGATATAAATCCTTCTCCTTGGGTACCTGTTTATGAAGACATAAATTATGACGGTTCATCTATTTATTTATGTAGTGGTCAAGATATTCCTTTAGAATATGCTTCAAAGAATTTAAAATCATTTGATGTAACTTTAGGAGCAGCATTTAACTCTGCACTTCAAATTGCAGATCCTATATTAACTACACAAGATCAATCCCCAACATCCGCTGATAATCTTAAATAAACATGGCATATAAACCAGAATTTCCTTACTTAGGAGAACAAATAATAATCAATTCCGGTAGAGTTATTTTAAACTCTAAGGATGATTCTGTGTTTTTATTTGGGAAAAAAGCAATTGGTTTCTCATCTGCTGGTACAATTAACTTTGATGCTGATGATAAAATAATAATTAATTCACCTCAAATCTATTTAGGTATAGATGCTAAAGAACCTTTAGTAAAAGGTCAAGCCTTAGAAGATCTTTTAATAGATTTATTAGATACATTGGATGAATTAGGAGGAAAACTTACTTTTGCTAAAGATAGTAATGGTGTATTTTTAACAGGTATAACAACTTCAGGTATAAGTTTAAAAAGATCTGTTAAAAGACTAAAATCTCAAATAAAATATATCAAATCCTCTAAAAACTTTACCCTATAATGGCAATACCTAAAGGAATATCAGATATTTTAACCAGAACCTCACCCGAAAAAATAACGGTTGCTACTGAACAAATACTGGACATTTTAAATAAAATCAATACTGTAGTTTTAGAGATAAATTCTATTGATTTTTGTAATCCTCTAGGTTATATTTTAACTAAAGCCCTACCTCCTGGAGGTAGATTAGAAGGTAAACTTTTAAAATATGGAACAACTATTTCTGACTTTATAAAATTACAAGAAGGTAAATTATCTCCTGATAAAAAAGAAGGCGAAACCGAAGAAGAATATCAAACCCGTATTCGAGATCTTCAAACTCAAATAGAAGATATAAGAAAAAGCTTAGAAGATATAATCCCTGATCCTGAACTTGCTGATATCATCCCTGGTGGAGAAGGTTTAATTAAAACTATTAATGCTTTAAATTTAGCTTTAGTTGCTGGAAGTGATATAGCAGAAATGAAGGCTGATCCTTCAGTAATCAAAACAAAACTTTCTCTTATATCATCATTTGCTAAAAAATTAACTCCTTTTACATCACCTATTAATATTGCTACATTGGCAATAGGAGATAAAGCAGAAGAATTAAATAAAATTTTAAGTGGTTTTATTAAACCTGAGAGATTTCAAGCTGGGTTAGCTGCTATTATAAGACAAGTTAAAGCTGTAGATAGAGCTATAAGTCAAATTCAAAAAATTGTTAAGTTAATAAATACTATATTAAAATTAATAAATACTTTAATTAAAGTATATAAATTTGTTGTTAAAATATTAAAATTAAACCCATTACCTTTAGCAGTAGGAGGTCCTACTCCCGTTGTAGCCCAAACAGCTGGAGCGGTAAATACCCAATCTGATACTATTGCTTCTTCTAAATTTATGATTGAAGATTTTCAAAAATTAATTGGAATGGTTTCTTTCTTTCTAGATAAAAGTGTTCTTTTGTCAATTAATAAGATTAGAAAACAAATCCTTAAATTATTAACTCAACTAAACGTTTTATATAAAAATTTAGCTGCATGTCAATATGCTAACGATCCTCAAACCCTACAATCAATTCAGGGAAGTATAGACTCATTAAATAATAACTTAAGTACTTTAGATAATTTATTTCCAACCGCTAAGGATATAGAAATAGTTTTACCTAAAACCTACAATGGTTATCAGATTGATATAATTAAAGAAGAAGTAGTAGATGCTGGTGTTACACTCTTAAGAAGAAGAGTTGTAGTAGCAGATCAAAGAGGAGTAATTCAATACGAAGGTAAACCAACATTCGCTAGTAAAGATTATATCTTAGTAAATGAAGGTCAATATTATATTGATAAACAATCTCAAAGATCAACAAGTGATCAAGGTAACGATGCCCCATCAGATCAATACATAACAGATATAGTAACAGGAATCGGGTTAGATCCCACAAATACATTAGCAGGTACTGTAACACCTGATTAAATAAGTTTTATTATTAAATATTTATAATTATGAATTTAGATGCTTTTAGAAAAGTAATTAGAGAAGAAGTAAAAAAAGCTATTCAAGAAGAAATGAGAGAAGTTCTACTTGAGGCAGTTAAATCTGCTAGTGCTCCAAAATCCTTTGGAACTGCTGGTCCTACTTTAGTTCAACCATTTGTTGAAACTAAATCTGATTACAAACCAAAATTCAATGAAGTATTAGCTTCAGAAAGAAAAGTCCCAGTATCTACTGGTAATCCTCTTTTGGATATATTAAACGAAACAGCACAAGCAGGAGAATGGCAATCCTTAAACGGAGATGGATATAGTGCAGCTGATGCTGTAAGTTGGAGTGGTGGAATGCCTAGCATAAATGGTCAAGTCCCAGTTGTAGCAACTGTAGACGAAATGATGTCTAGAAATAAACACGCACAAGATATATCACAAGTTAATATAGATGCTGTACCTGATTTTTCAAAATTAATGGGTAGAATGAAAGAAAACGGTACCATATAATGGAATACAATATAATTAATATTAATCCTTTAGATCTATCTCCTAGTAAGGGGGTAGGTATTAAACTTCCATTTGATGGAACAACAGGTTTAAATATTACTTACACAACAAAAGATTCAATAAAATCCAATCTATTAAATTTCTTTCTTACTGGAAAAAGAGAAAGAATAATGAACCCCACATTTGGTGCTGGTATCAGAGAACAATTATTTGAACAAATAACTCAAGGTACTACTCAAAATATGAGAGCTATTATAGAATTTGGAGTAAATGATTATTTCCCACAAATAAAAATAAATAAATTAACCGTTAATGCCTTACCAGATAGTAATGCTATTCAAATTTATTTCAGTTATTCAATTTCTAGTACTAATATACAAGACGAGATTTTAATAAATTTCAATAATGGCTAATACAAAGACTGTACAATATTTAAATCGTGATTTCGATAGTTTAAAAGCACAATTAGTTAATTTTGCTAAAACCTACTATCCAAACACTTATAATGACTTTAGTGAAGCATCACCTGGAATGATGTTAATTGAAATGTCATCTTATGTAGGAGATGTTTTATCTTTTTACATAGATAATCAAATTCAAGAAAACTTCCTTCAATTTGCTAAACAAAGAAAAAACTTATTAGCTTTAGCTTATAATTTTGGGTATCGTCCTAAAATATCTAGTGCTGCTTCAACAGAAATTAGTGTATACCAAGTTGTTCCTTCCACAATAACCTCAGGTAGAGTTGAACCAGATTTTAATTATACTTTAATTCTAGAAGAAGGAACTCAAATCCTATCTAGTATTAATTCTAATATTGCATTTTATGTAGAAGAAAAAGTTGATTTCTCAAAATCAGGCTCATTCTCAGATACTGAAATTTCTGTATATTCTACAGATGTTAATAGTCAACCCAACTTCTATTTACTTAAAAAAACAGCGAAAGCTTCATCGGGAACTTTAACTTCAACAACATTTACGTTTGGTAATCCTGAACGCTATCCTACCGTGGTTCTTAACGATTCTAGCATATTAGGTATAGTTAGCGTAACCGATACTGATAATAATATTTGGTATGAAGTACCTTATTTAGCTCAAGATACAATCTTTGAATCTACTGCTAATATTGCTTCAAATAATCAAGAATTATCACAATATAACGACACAACTCCTTATTTACTTAAATTAAAAAAAGTACCTAGAAGATTTGTTTCTCGTTTTAAAGCCAATAATTCCCTAGAATTACAATTTGGACCTGGTGTTTCATCAGGAGCTGATGAAGAAATAATTCCTAATTCAGATAATATAGGTTTAGGTTTACCTTATGGAGTAAGTAAAATGACTACTGCTTGGGATCCTTCAAACTTTTTATATACCCAAACTTATGGTATTTCACCTTCAAATACTACTTTAACAGTAAATTATTTAAAAGGTGGAGGAGCTATATCTAATGTCCCTTCTAACACTTTAACTAATAAAACAGGAGGTACTGTAACTTTCTCAAACAATAATAGAGATGCTAATTTATCAACTGCTGTTTTAAACTCTCTTGCTTTTACAAATGAATCTGCTGCTGTAGGAGGAGGAGATGGAGACACAAATGAAGAAATTCGTTTAAATACTTTAGCTACTTATCCAACACAATTAAGAGCCATAACAAAAGATGATTATGTAATTAGAACTTTATCTTTACCTTCAAAATTTGGTTTAGTTTCTAAAGCATATGTTAATCAAGATTCAAGTATAGATGTAAATTTTAGAACTGATTTATTAGCTACTAATAACCCAAATGCTATTTCACTTTATATCTTATCTAAAGATAGTAATGGAAGTCTTTCTACACCAAGTCCTGCTTTAAAAACCAATATCAAAACATATCTTTCTGAATTTAGAATGATAACTGATGCGGTTAATATTAAAGAAGCTTTTATTATCAATATTGGTATTGATTTTGACGTAATTGTTAGACCAAACTATAATAATAAATTAGTATTAAGTAACTGTCTAACGGCCCTACAATCCTTCTTTAACATAGACAAATGGCAAATTAACCAACCAATTATTATGTCAGATATCTACAGTATCTTAGATCAAATAGAAGGTGTTCAAACTGTACAAAAAGTAAATATAATTAATAAAGCTGGAACCAACTCAGGGTATTCTCAATTTTCTTATGACATTAAAGGAGCCACTATAAATAACATTTTATATCCATCTTTAGACCCAAGTGTTTTTGAAGTTAAAAATTTAACAACTGACATTCAAGGTAGAGTAGTTACTTTATAGAAAAATATTTTTAATGTATATTTATATTATATATTAAATTTATGGCTGTTTATAAAATATTCTCTGAGAAAGATACTTTTATCTCCTCATACCGTAGTACCCAAAACTTTGGTAGAGACGAAATCTTAGAAATTGCGAATGAAACTACTACTACTTCGGTAAATGCTGATGTAACCCGTGCTTTAATTCAATTTCAAACCTCCCAAATTACTAATGTTATTAATAATATCATAAGTGGAAGTGCTTACTCATCTTCCCTTAAATTATTTTTAGCTGAAGCTACTTTACCTGTAGATTATACAATCTATGCTTACCCATTATCTCAAAGTTGGGATATGGGATTAGGTAAATCGTCTGATTTTCCTATTACTACAGCAGGAGTAACTTGGGGTATACAACCTGGTTATTATAATTCACCTTCATCATCCCAATCTTTTAGTTACATTGACAATAAGGATATTAATATGAATATTACTCCTATTGTTAGTTCTTGGATTTCAAGTTCAAATAATGGATTGATATTAAAACTTTCTTCTAGTATAGAAAATAGTGACACACCATTGATTACTAAATTTTTCTCAATGGATAGCCATACTATCTACCCCCCACAATTGGAATTTAAATGGGATGATAGTTCATATTCTTCTTCACTAACTCAAGTAACATCATCAGATTTTATATCTGTAATTTCTAATAATAAATCTGAGTTTGAAGAAAATGCTATTTATACATTTAAAATAAAAACAAGAGATATTTATCCTATTAGGGTATTCCAAACTTCTTCTGTATATTTAAATACAAAATCATTACCTTCTTCTTCATATTGGGCATTAAAAGATGTTAAAACTGAAGAAATGGTAGTAGATTTTGATACTAATTATACTAAAATAAGTTGTAATAATATAAGTAATTATTTTAAAATTTATATGGATGGTTTAGAACCTGAAAGATACTATCAAATAATTTACAAAGTAGTTTTATCAAATGGTGAAACTGTAATTGTAGATAATAAATCAAATTATTTTAAAGTAGTTAGATAATGGCTGAAGAAATTAAATTGGTAAAAACAGTTTATGGTAAGGTTACATACCCAAATGTAGTTAATACCGAATTTACACAACTTATAGGAAATGCTCCTGTAGTAGTAGATACATCTATTACTGTAGAAGAATTCTTTAAAGCATATGATGATTTATTTTTTGAAATTCCTGCAAGTGGGGATTTTAATTCACATGAAGAATTAATAAAAAGAAGTACAGAATATACTGGTGTAAACGGAACTACAGACGAGATAGAGGCTTTATTAGATGAAATCAACCAATTAAGAATTGAAAATTTAAGTTTACAACAAACCATAGATGGTTTAACAACTACAAAAAAATAAATGGAAATCACTAATATATCAAATACCGATTCTACCAATTTTACTAACCAAGACTATAAAACTCAAGATGAGTCTTTATTAAATAGTTTAGTAGTAAATAAAGAATTTGGTCAACCTGAAGATAAAGTAGAAGTGCACATCGTGTCTCCTAATGGAGAATTATTAAATTCTATTTATGATTTTAGAAATTATACTACAAGAAATACTGTAGAAGGTACTTCTTTATACAATACTATTGAACTAGACCCTAAAAGTGATCTAGAATCTTTTGGTTATTTTAATGGCCAGTATGATATAGTATATTACTTCTACAGACAATTATTTGGAAGTTCAGAAGCTAATAAATTCTATATCACAGAAATATCTTCAGATAGAACTGAAATAAAAATATCTAATAATAACCTTTCTTATACTGAGTTAGGTCAATCTTATTTAAATTTTATTACAACTAGAAATTCAAGAGCATTTTACTCTGATTTCTTAATAAATGCTGGTGATAATAAAACTTATATTGGGGTTAATATTGCTTTAGATAATGTTAACACTTCATTACCTAGTTTATATATTAAATTATATGAACCATTACCTTCAAATTTTAAATTAAAAGATACATTTTGGATAGTAGAAAATATTTCTGATCCTCATTCTTTTAATGTTAATACTGAATTTATAGCTGAGGCGGTATCTGATAGTACTCCATTAAGGGGACCAAATGTTTCAATTGAGTTAACAGAAACAAACAATTTAACAACTCCATATCTAAATTTATCTACACTTTTAGATCCTTCTACTTCTTCTTCTTACCAACAATTGCAATCTTGGATGGAAGAAAAAAGTGTTGAAATAACAGTCGATTATAATGATTTTACTAATTTTGTACATTTCTCATCTGCTCAAGAAAGATTAGAAAACTTTAAATATAAATTAACTCAAGTACAATCTTTACAATCAGATATTAATGCTTTAACTGGATTAAATCCTTTGACAAGTCAGGGTTATATAACTGTTAGTAAAGCTAGTTTACAATCAAGAATAGATACTATAATTCAAAAATTTGATGGATACGAATATTTCTTATACTTCGAATCAGGTTCAAATAGTTGGCCAAAAACAAACTCTACAAAACCCTATATTAACGATATTCCTACTTCTCTAACCTCTAAAACCTGGTTAGGTGCAGTTGAAGAATCCTCAGTATTTTATGGTGGAAAATTATTAGAATCTAATAATTACGATAATGATAATAGAGATTATATTTGGAATAGTTTTCCTGAATACATCAAAGAAGACACGCAAAATTCCAACTTAGAATTATTTGTTTCCATGATGGGCCAACATTATGATTCAATTTGGACTTACGCTAAAGACATCACGGATTTACAGGTAGCTGATAACCGTATTGATCATGGTATTTCAAAAGATTTAGTAGCTGATACCTTAAGAAATTTTGGTATGAAGCTTTATACTAATTCAAGAAATCAAGACGATTTGTATATGTCTTTATTGGGTATGGATGCTAATTTTAACACTTTACCTTCTACAGGCTCACTTGTAATTGAAAATTATGTAACTGCTTCTCAATATACTATACCATCAAACGATATAGTAAAAGAAACTTATAAAAGAATTTACCATAATTTACCTTATTTACTTAAAACTAAAGGTACAAGAAGAGGTTTACGTGCTTTAATAAACTGTTTTGGTATTCCTGAAACTATTTTAAAAGTAAAAGAGTATGGTGGTAATAAAAAGGATCAAGACATAATTGAACAATTCAATGAAAAATTTAATTATAGTCTAAAAACTAGTAATTTAAGTATACCATTTAATCCTTCTAATAAACAACTTTTAGATACAGGAAACACAATATTCCCAGATACTTTAGAATTTAGATTTAAATTAGATACTATTGTTGCTACTCAATCTTTATTATCTACTCAAAATTCTTATAAGAAAATTAGAGTTACTTATACAACGGGTTCATATGCTAATATTGATTTAGGACTTAGTAATAATGTTACTTTTATATATTCTACTCCAATCAATTTACCTTTATATAATGAAGATTGGTGGACTTTAAATTTAACAAGAGAAACCGGTAGTATAGATATTTCTCAAACTGGTTCTGATAATACTTATACCTTAACTATTGGTAATAAAGATACTAAAGGAGTTCAATATTTAGTTTCTAGCTCTATTAATATAAACGGAACTACCCAAGTTGGTTATAACTTATATGGATGGAATACTTCTAATCCAATAAATTTCCCATTTTCGG